ATTCCAACGGCCTCTTTGTATTACACCAACGCCGACGGGCGCAAAACGGCTATGTCGACGGACATTAAACGGGAGGCTGAAATGCTTTGGAATAGGCTGTTCGGATTCTTCTTTGATGCAGATGAGGGCGCAGGCTCAGGCGGTGACGCCGGAGACAAGTCCGCAGACGATAAGACAAACGACAAGTCCGATGAGAAATCAAACGCCGACGGGAGCGGTAATCCCGGTTCGGACCCGAACGGGGCCGGAGACTCGGGCAAGACATTCACTCAGGCGGATGTAGACGCGCTCCTTGAAAAGCGGCTGGCGCGGCAGGAAAAGAAGATTACTACCGATCTGAAGGCCGCACAAGACAAGGAAAAGTTTGGCGAAACCGAACGGCTGAAAGCAGACAGAGACGAGGCCGACAAGAAAGTGACTGACGCGATAAGCCGGGCGAATGCCCGAATCCTCACCGCAGAGGCCAAATCAGCAGCAGCAGCGGCTGGTATCAAACCGGAACGCCTGGACTACGCTGTCAAACTCGCTGATCTCGGCGAGATCGAGGTCGACGACGACGGCAAAGTTGATACCAAGGCGATCGCCGCTGCAATCAAGCAGGTTGTGACCGACCTGCCCGAACTCATGGGCGGCACCGCAGGCGCGGGCGGCTCAGAGTTCACGAAAACCAGCCCTGGCGATAAAGCTCTGACCTGGGACTACATCGGCGATATGCCCGATGAGGAGCGGATCAGGCGACAGGATGAGATAGGTCGCTGGGCAAAAAACAACCGAAAAAAATGAGGTTAACCAATGGCATGCGATAACTTTGTTCCCGATGTATGGAGCGCGCGAATACTCAAGACGCTTCAGAAGAGCCTTGTAGCCGGTTCAATTGTGAACACGGATTACGAGGGTGATATTACACAGGCTGGCGATACGGTAAAGATCAACTCCGTGGGCGCGCCCACAGTTGCCTCTTACGTCAAAAACTCGACTTCGATCAGCCCGGAAGAGCTTTCCGACGCTCAGACAAAGCTCGAAATCGACACCGCGCAGTATTATGCATTCAAGGTGGACGATGTTGACAAGGCGCAGCAGCTGCCGGGCGTGATGGACGAGGCAATGCGTCAGGCGGCCTACGCGCTGAAAGACGAAGCCGACCAGGACATCCTCGAACTCTATGGCGACGCCGGTGTAACCAGTGCGCTGGGCACGACCGCCGTGCCAATCGACATCACGAGTGTCAACATACTGGCGACGCTCAACAAGGTTGCGCGGAAATTGGATGACGTGAACGTTCCGCGTGACGGTCGCTGGATGATTATTCCGCCGTGGCTGAATGAACGGCTTGTGCTCTCGAAAGTTATGGTGGACAACAGCAAAACCAATGACACCTATGCCAATGGGTTTGTTGGCCGCGTCGCCGGTTTTGACCTGCGAATGTCCAACAACGTCTACAACTCCGCCAGCAAATTCAAGATTCTTGCCGGAGTCAAGCGCGCGATTAGCTTCGCGGGCCAGATCACTTCCACTGAGGCCTACAGACCGGAGGCGTCGTTCAGCGATGCCGTCAAGGGCCTCTATGTTTACGGCTGTAAGGTGGTCTATCCGGCCTGCCTTGCCTGCCTGACCGCTACTGAGGGCACTGAACCTACGTAAGTGATTCAGCCTCTTAACATCCCATAAGGAGATTCAAACAATGGCAGATCAGACAATAACTCCGATTGAACTGACGGAGGCAACCCTCTGCACTGACCTCCTCGATGAGTGCGCGGCGCTTACCACCACCAATGACGGCATTGTGGCCCTGCCCAAGGACGGCAAGGGCGTCCTTCTGATGAAGATCACCACCAAGGGCACTACGGGCACGATCACGCTCAAGGCTGGCGACTACTTCCGGAAAGATGCTGGCGATACGGAACTTTCCACCTCCGCATTCACCGACGACGATTGGACTGCGGTCGTTGTGGAGTCCGCACGCTACAAGGACTCCGACGGCAATCTCACTATCGATCTGGGCGGCTCTGGCACAGAGGTGAGCGCCGCGTTCATCACATTGCCTTAAAGGTGATTTGACATGCGAGTTCAACGACGCATCGAACTGAACCAGAGGGCGCGAGAGACGGCGCCCTCTGGTTTCTCCCGAAAGGGAGCAGTTGACACCAAGCCGGTGAAGCAAGTGAAGCAGGCGAAGCGGAAGAAGCGGAAACCTGGTTTGTCCCGAACGGGACCGGCTGCAAAGAGAGGAGAAACATTTTGAGACGACTTATATTCGCGCTGGCGATAATGCTGCTCATTGTGACGGCGATCCCTGCCAGTGCTCAGTATGCACGCGTCCTTGAAACCCAGATGCTGGCCTACAACTCCAGCACCTCCGCGTGGGAGTATTTGGACAAGGGCGCTATTCTGGGGGCGATTGAAGCGGCTACAACGATTACCGGCGGTGCCACAGGCATAGCGTTTACAATCACTCGTGATGAGGCGGCTGCTGATAGCGGGTTGGGCTCATTCACGCAGGACAATGCGAGTGATGACGAAATCCTGCTGTTGCTTGACCAGGATGGCACAGGAGACATCCTGAGCTGTGTAGACGGCGACACCGAACGCCTGGAGCTGGCAGACGGCGGGCTGTTCACGCTGACGGCCGCTGACGGGGACTACTCGCTGAAGGTCGACGGCGATGCGATGATTAACGGCAAGATCGTTTACATTACAGGGGTAGGCGCTACGCTCAACGGCGGCTATTACGTCTACGTTGAAGAGGATTCCGGCGCGGTCTTTACCGTTGCTGAGGATGGCAATACAACTGTAGCTGGCACGCTGGCTGTTACTGGGGCTAGCACTTTTGCAAGCACAGTAGGCATCACCGGCAACCTCGCGGTGAATACGACCGCGTTCACAGTTGCTGCAAGCTCTGGCAATACTAGCGTGGGTGGCACGCTGGCAGTAGCTGGGACGACCACACTGGGCGGTGTCACGACCATCAACGGTGCGGTGGACCTCAACGGCGGGTTGGACGTGCTCAACAACGTGATCATCCACGGCACGACCACTCTATCTGATACGATCAGACTAACCGGCGCTACTGATTGTGCGTCCACGCTCAATGCTGATGGCGATTTCACCATCAATACAAACAAAGTGACAATCGCGGGGGCGACTGGCGCATATACCGGCGGCGATGCTGCTGATATAACGCTGGGCGCTGGGTCGGACATCATACTCGATGCCAATACCGGCAACATCACGTCGCTGGGTAATGTGACGGCCGCTACAGGCACAATCGCAGCTACCACAACCACAACTGAGGCAGGCGATCACGTATTGGATTCTGGCGACTACGGAACCATCGTGATCTACACAGCCAACGCTGCCATAGCCGTGACGCTGCCCGCGAACGCTGCGCCAGCTGGATCGACTATCACGTGCATCTGCACGGTTAATAACGCGGCTGCGATCACCTACAGTTCGGCGACAGTTGACACGCTGATAACATTCAACGACGCAACGGCTGACAGCGTCGCCTTTGCGGACGGCCATCGGATCGGTTCCAAGGTAAAGTTTATCAGTGACGGAGCTAAGTGGATGGCGTTCAACGAGTCGGCAAATAACACAATGACGGTCGGGACATAAAGGACATCCCTAATGGCCTACGCATCTACTGCTGATCTCACAACCTACCTGAGCATTGACACGAGCGCACTGCCTGACGACGCCGCGCGCATGCTTGAGCGTGCGAGCGAACTCATCAACAGCGTGTGTCAGAACCGCATCGAGGTCAATGATCTCGGCGCGGAGGACTACGTTATCAATGCCGTCTGTGCTCAGGTCGAGTTCTGGGTTCAGCGCGGTGAGGAAACGGCCTTTCAGGGCAGTGTTAAATCCTACTCGACTGGCAAGGTGAGCTTCAATTATGGCGATGCGCAGGCGCTAACGCTTGCACCCCGCGCGAAGAACTTCCTGTCAACTGCGGGGCTGCTCTATGCGGGGGCGTCTATGTCATGAGAATCACAGCCAGTGTGCTGAATGAAACTGTGGCCGTCGAGAAAATCGGCGGCCATTCTGCGTACGGGCCTGTCCACGCCGAAACCTACGAGGCGCAGTGCTACATGGAGCCTGGTTTCAAGCGTGTCACGGACAAGACCGGCGCGGAGGTCATCTGCTCTGTGATGGCAATTTTCGGGGGCGACTGTGAGATTGCAGTGGGTGACATTGTGACGTGGGACTCACGGCGCTACGAGGTCGTGGACGTTCAGAAGCTCCGGCCTGGCGGCGTTACCCACCACATCGAAGCCTATCTGAAAAGCGCAGGTGAGGCATAATGCTGAAACTGCGCTGGTATGGAGAGTCCGTAACCAAACGGCTCAACGGACAGGCGGCGGAAGGGCTGCAGGCGGCTGGTGAAGCCCTGCTTGGGCAGGCCAACGAGAAAGTGCCGCTTGATCGGGGCGACCTCATGGATACTGGCGAGGTGAGCATTGACGAGGCCAAACTAACGGCGGCTGTCAGTTATGACACACCCTATGCCGTGCGATTGCACGAGCATCCTGAATACCGATTCCAGCGCGGGCGCATCGGCAAGTGGCTGGAAAAAACAATGAACGAATCTGCCGGACCCGTGCGCGATTGGATCGCCAAACAGTTCCGGTTCTAGGAGGACAGCATGAATAACAGCTTGGCTGCGAGCGTTAAGCTCGTACTGAAAAGCAATTTCGATAACGCACTCGATTTGACAACCGTGCGCGACAGCCTCAGCAGGTCCTGGACAAACACGTTCACCGACGGCACAGGCGCCAACAAAGCGCAGGTCGCCTGGCACGATGAACGAACGCTCACGAGCGGGAACGCTGATACACTCGACCTGGCAGGGGCCTTGTCCTGCGCATTCGGCATTGTCACGTTCACTAAGGTAAAGTTGATTGCGATCCAGCTCATAACGGCGACCGCAGGCTACACCATTGAAGTCGGCGGCGCGTCCGAGAACCAGTTCATCAACTGGGTTACTGCCGCCAATGACGAGATCATCATCGGCGCGGGTGGCATGTTCCTGATTACTGCTCCAGGGGCTGCTGGGTTCGCCGTAACTGCTGATACTGGTGACGACCTCTATATCGACAACCAGAACGCTGGCTCGATCATCTATGACATCGTGGTTATTGGAGAGGGTTCGGTCGTCTGATGAGGATTGCGTGGGTGCCGAGATATAACAGCAACGGGCAGGTCTATAGCGGTGATACGACTCCGCAGGTGCGCATTCTGATCTATAGCGGGGCGGGCTTCAGACACTGGAACGCCGAAACCGAGTCGTGGAGCCCGCCCCCGGATGATAGGTGGATTGATATGTGCCTGTCTGATGGCGAGTGGGTCTACAACTGGGGGCATGAGGCCGTTGGCAGTAATTACAAAATCATCTGCCAGGTAGACGGTGACGCGCTGATCTCTGACACCTGCTACAACTATACTCCAGTGGCCGCGCTTGAAGCGCCTGAAATGCTGGCCGCGCAGATAGCGCAGTATTTGGACGCTCAGGGCGTGGGCGAGTTCGACGCAGACGGGATCACCGGTAATATATTCGTCGAAACCCTGCCCGATACGCCTGATAAGTGCATAGCCATCTACTCGACCGGCGGCTCCGCAGGCAACGGCAAGCACCCCTACGACAACCTGACGGTTCAGATCATCGTTAGAGGCACACAGGACCCCCGGACAGCGCAGTCCGTGGCGCAGAACATCTACGACACACTGCATACGTTCCGGGATGCCGCGTTTGTGACCGATGGCATTTGGGTTGTCGGCTGTCACGGCATCCAGTCCGGACCGACGCATATCGGGCAAGACGAAAACCGCAGGCACGAATACAGTCTGAATTTCAAACTACGCACATTGAACGATAACAGGAGGACCTAACACATGGCTGCTACCGAGATTCTGGTTCAAGATTGGGATTTCTATATCGACACAACAGGGGCGGGCAACTGGGTTGCCATCGCTGGCATTACCAGTATGACGCCCAACGGCCCAACGGCTCAAAAAGCGAACACGGGCACGAAAGACGACGACGGCTGGGATAAGCACATTGTTTCCCTACGCGGCAAATCCATTGCGCTCAAGGGCAAATTCCAGGAAGATCCAAGTGATGGCTCACGCGATAGCGGGCAGGAGGCCGTGGAGATTGCCGCGCAGCAGGTGGGCGACTCCGGCGGCTACGACTACACCACAGACTCGATTGTCCTGTTCAAAATTGAGGGACCTGGCGACAATCAGGTTGAGGAGTTTGCTGGCTCTGTAGAGATGGGTGACCAGCTTGGCGACTACACCGAAGCCGCCGACTGGGCCTGCACAATCACCTACACTGGCAAGCCGTCAACATTCTACACGGATTAATAAGGGGGTCTGATGGCTAAGAGCAAAAAGAGGGCGCGATTCCGCGACTTCGATGCGTTCTTCAAAACGCAGAACAAGGACCTGCCGGAGCCTGTGACGTTCAACTATGGCGGGGAGTCGTTTGAACTCCCCGCTGCACTCCCTGCGGCGATACCCATCAAGGCGATGAGACTGCAGCAGGAGTATGAGACAGAGACCGACATCCCGCCGTCGGAAGTTGTTGTGATGGCGGAAGGGCTTTTCGGCAGGGATCAACTGGACCGGCTGCTGGCTACGGGTATATCGGCAGACAAATTGGGTGAGGTGCTGCGCTGGGCGTTTGTTCAATATGGTGACAACCCCGAAGGTGAGACCAGTATCGTCCCGAAAGGGAACAACGGTGAATCGGGAAACCCGGAAGCCCCGGAACAAACCGGGGTACAGACATCCTCGAAAACTGGAACGCAATAGAAGCAGATTTCCTCCGTGAATACAGGATTGATCTCGAAGCGTCGTTTAGCTCAATGAGCTGGCGGCGTTTTTTTGCGCTGCTGTCAGGGCTCAGTCCAAATGCTGCATTCTGGGCAGTCCGTGAACACAAGCGCACGGTGATAAGCGACCCGAAAAAAGGGTGGCACGCATTTTCATCAACGTGGGGAGTACATAGTGGCACTAAAGGTCGGTGAACTTTACGCAACGCTGGGGCTGAACAGCCAGGGTCTAAACCAGGGGCTGGACCAGGCAAAGACTAAACTCGGTATGACTGGCCAGCAAATGAACCAGTTGAAAACCCGCGCGCTCACTGGTTTGGGCGTGGGACTGGCCGGTCTGGGCGCTGCGTCGTTCAAGTTTTCTAATGATTTCAATAAGAGCATGGCCAACGTTGCCACTCTAATCCCCGGCAATACGAAG